GGCAGATCAGACAGATTGTTGTCTTTTTGCAACATCTGTTGCGCCGACGCTGCCGTCATGCGCTGCTCGATATAGCAGGTCGCGATGCCGTCCCGCGCCCGCGCGGTCGTGCCGTCCTGCGCCCGCACGATGGTCCAGTTGTTGCCGCTTACCGCCGTGACTTTGACAATTTCAATGTTGATTTCGTCGTGCCCCGAAACCTCGTACATCGTGGCGTAGAAATAGTCGCCCGCAGCAGGAACCGGAAACGAAGCGCCCGATATTACGGTGATTGCAGTTTGGCTATTGTTAATCGACCCCGAGAGCGTGGTGCTCGCGTTGTTCTTAAACTGTAAAGTTCCCATGTCAATCGTCCTTTACGCGAACCACAAACTCGACTTGCTTTACGATCCCGGCGTTGGTGGTCACAGTCAGCGTGATTTTGTACTTCACCCCGTCCGTGCCGCCCGACAGCCATTGCTTAACGGTCTTGCCGCTGAGCACAAACGTCGGGCCTAGGGTCAGGCCGGTGGGCGTGACGGTCACATTGAGCGGGGACGGAACCGGCGGATTGCCAGTGGTGAGAATCGTGTCGGCCTCGGACAAGAACTCCGAAAAGTCGATGTCATAGTCCAGTGTTTCGGCCGGCTGTTTGTAAAACCTGTCAAGAATCACTCCGTTACCTCCATCCGGCGGTTTGAAGCAAGCACTTTCATCAGCCTTTCGGCAGGCGCCGGCATAGCCGAAGCAAAATCAGAAGCAGCGGATTGCGCAACCGCGCGAGCAACGGTCGAACCCGACAACCTGTATTTCACTCGAATTGTGGCATCGGCATAGGCATTTGCCTGTGTCGGTGCGGCAAAGACCATCCGGCGGATTGGCGAAACATTTGATGGCGTTGCCGAGGCTGTTTGTTCAACCAAAACAAGGCGAATATTGCGCCGCGCCGTGCCGGAAACAACAGCCCTCGGAATTGTGCTTGCGCCTCTGCGCACGTTAAATCGAGTCGATACCGATGACACTACAGTCGCGACAATTGAGGCAATTAATCGATTTCTAAAATTAATGCCGGCCACCCCAAGCGCCATGGCACTACCGGCGGCCTGACTCGGCACTTTTCTAAGTGCAGTAACCATGGGCGCCGCCGTACCGGCAATACTTGCGCCGCGATAAACCAATGTCCTAGCAGCGGCAGTCCGGGCAGTTGCAGTGCAAGACACGCTCGCTCCGCGAGATACAGCCAAATAACCATTGCTTGCGGAGGCTAGTGCAATGCCCGACGTTGTGGCGCTTGACCGGTAGGCAAGGCCAATTCCCGCAGTAGCAATGCAAGTTGCTACGGCTGAGGCGCCATGCTTGCGATTGACCAAGGCGGTGGCGCTTGTGAAGGCGCTAGCCGAAATCTGGCAATCAAACTGCGTGCGCTTGGTCGTGGAGGCCGTGCCGGCGGCCGTTGGAACCGTGGCCGCCACCGCGGTGAGCCGCAACGATACCGATGGGATGGTGCATGTGACTTGGACCGTACCGACCAATTCGACAAGCGACAACCCGGCTTCGGCTCCTGGGAACGATGCCTTGTTGATTACGCTGCCATTGATCGCATTCTTGGTCATTTGATCGTTAAGGCAATGTTGCCCTCGCTCACAACCACGCTGTCACCGGTCAAGATCAATCGAGAAGAACCCAGCGCGCCGGAGAATAGGATGTTGCCGTCGCCCACAGCCGCGCTATCCCAGATCGCCCAATGCGTAATCGTTTGCCCCGACGGACCGGTTGATTCTGGAAACACGACCTCCGCGCCGTTAGTGACGAAAATATTCACATCGCCGCCGGCCGCCTCTGGCAACGGATCCGCCGTCAAACTGTTGATAGGCTGCCGCGCGTACCCGGCAAAAGTCGCTTCGTGCCCATAAGTCGAATCACTAGGCGGCGCGGTGTGCAGCGCTAGCCACAACCCGACGGGGGGCGTAAAGCTTGCCCGCACCGGGTTGAGCGCCATGTTGAACAGCGCCAGCGCCAAATACTTCGACAGGCCAGCCATGATTAGGTCAGGTCGATCAGCAGTTGGCCGGCAGGGATTACCACCACGTCACCCGACTGCACGCTACGGCTGGACGACAGCGAGCCCGAATACATCAGATAAGCACTGGTGCCTAGCGTCTGGTCGGACCAGATCGCCCAATGGGTCACGGTCTGAGTGGCGCCGGTCGAGGCGGGGAAGTTAATGTCGCCCGTGTTGGTGGCGCGCACCGTCTGCTCCGGCGCCGAACCAGTCGTGCTTGAGGTCATCAAACTGGCGATGTTGACGCGAGCGTAGCCGGAATAGGTAGCCTCGTTGCCGCCGCTGTTGTCATCGGGCGCAGCGGTGTGCAGGCTCATCCACACGCCGGGCTTGGCGCTAAGGCTAGAACGGGTCGATGCCAGGGTGGCATCAAAGATGGATTGCGCGAGGGCTTTGGAAAATCCGGGCATGTTTTGCTCCTGTTACATGAGGTTGCTAAGGGGCGGCAGAGGCTTGGGGATTTGGATTAGCAGCGGCCTCCGCCTGTGCCCTGCCAGTGATTGCGCCGACAAACGATTGAAAATGTCCGGTTGCACGGGCGCTATCCGCAAACTCGGTGTCCTTGCTGAAGGCGCGATACAGCACGTAGTCAATCAGCGCCGTGGAATAGATGTTGTCTACAGAGATCGCCGCGTTCAACGTGATGTCGGGCGGCTCCGCGCCATACGACAATTCCACGTACCCGGTGCCGGTGTTGGGCGGGTAAACAAAGAACGTCTTGGGGGTCAACACCGAATAGGTGAAGTGCTGAACATCAACGGTCGGGGTGATCGCGTGCCAGTTCGGCACCCTTGCGTCCAGCGTGTCATGCTCGACCGGGCGAATGGCGCGGCCAGGATTGACGCCCGTTGCCCCGAGGTTGCGCGGGACCGAGAAAAGCTGCACACAATCCGCCGGCAAAGATTGGCGAGTTCCTGGCGCGCAAAGGAATGGCACGTTGCGAACGTAAGCGTTAGGCTTGTACAGCGCGATATTGCGTTGTCCATCGTTAAGCCAGGACAACAGCTCGGCATCACTCCAGCGCACGCCCGAGGCGTCCTGCAAGACCGTCTGCGCCTTGTCGATGATGGTGTTTGAAACGATAGTTCCCATGCCGCCCTCAGTGATGCGACCGAGTGCGAATTTCGGCGCGGGCCAAGGAGCGAACAGCCGAAGCTCTGGCGTTGTTCATGCCAGCCTCAAACGCAGCTCGCCGCGCCGCGCCGTTGATTAAGTCGGTCCACGGCTTATTCGGCATAATCATCAGCCGCGCAATGGCGCCGTTAGCCAAATCCTCAAAGTATTGATTGCCAATCCACGACGGGAAACCAGTGGCAGATTGGCTTGGTTGAAGCGCCAAAGTCATTGATAGGCCATTAGTCACTCCATAATCAGGACCAGGGGCAAGCACAATTTGCTGGCTATCTACCTGAGAAAAGTATTTGGGAGTTCCGGTCGTTGTGCGCCACCTTGGCAGTTCAACATCCAGCCATTCAAGCGACTTGTGCGTTAGCGGCACACCGTCAAGCGCGACGTGCATCACAACCGCAACATCAGCCCCGGTCGGCGGCTCAAGGTCATAGAACCATTCGCCAGCAAGCGTAGTAAGGGTGTCTGGCAAATACTTCCATATCCAACTACCGGCACAGAACTCGATGACGGCGCGTTTAATGGCGTTCTCTGTCACCGGATTAGACGGATCGGCGGCCAGATACGGCAGTACCTCGTCCAGCAAATCGACGTATTTGGTGGTTGCCACAGCGCAGTTCCGCACGGTGCTATTGGAGTGGCACCATTATCAGCAAGACAGCGCTATTTGATCTTACTCAGGCACGCCAATTACTACGTCGAAATCACGCTCAAATTCTTCGATCTGGTCAATCAGCGCTTTGGTGGACTTGCGAGCGTCAAGTTCTTTACCCCATTTGTTCGCGGCGTAAGCTTTCAGCTCCGCTTTGCTCATCTTTTCCAACGGCTTATTGAGGTCATCAGGGTCGATGGACACCGATGCTCCGTCCTCGTCCGTGACTTGGATTGACACCGGGGCCAGCACTGCGGCCTGATCGCCGGCATTGGCTAGTACCCATTGGTCTGTGTATTTAATTAGCACTTTGGCTTGAGCGTCAGTCACTTGTTGAACGTCGCCTTTGCCGTTCCAGGTAACGCCAGAGCGGGCCACGTTGTCGTACGCGGCCAGTTTGTTGCCGACGTACCGTACCGCGATTAGCTTTGCCATGTCTCAATCTCTAAAAAAAGGGGCGACACAATGCCGCCCCTAAACCTACTCAGACAGGAGCGTCCTACTTACTTGCCTTCAAACTCGAAGGTAGTAATCACATCAAGCTGGCCGGTTGCCGTGCCGCCGCCTACCGTGGCGATGATATAGGCGTCATAGGCCAGCACAACAGGCGCAACAGCGGCCTGCCGGGTGGATGCTGCGGACACCGTAGAGGTTGCGGCCAGCAGGGCCGTAGCGCCGCCGCCAGCTTCCCCGTTGACGTACTCGAAGCCAAGCGACACCGTGGTGCTGGCGCCCAAAGCAGCGTTGACCATTCGCACGTCGTAAATCTTGGTGCCGGCGTAAACCTTGTTCAACCGAATTTTGTCGGCCGCTGGCACAGACGCCAACGTGATATAGCCGTGCGCGTTGGCCAGCGGGCAAGCGCCGCTGTACACAACGTCTTGCAGCGAAGGGGCATTGATAGTTGCCATTTTTGAATCTCCAAATAGTTTTAGAAGGGGGCAAAGCCCCCGTCAATTACGATCCAAGCAAAGTGCGGCCAGCAGCGGACGCGGGGTCCGGGGCGTAGCTATCCAGAACCGCAACACCAAAGTCGGTGTCGGCGTCGTCGATCTTGAAGCGGATCTTCGCAGAGCCGCACATCGACGCGCACACGGTTTCGATGCTATTGCCGTGGTCCACTTCCTTTTCCGACCAATCGTAGAAGTAGTCGGAGGCCGACTTGCCGTAAGCCTTGGCAAGCGCCTGAGCACCCACGATGATGGCGCGATCAACCGGCTGAGCGGTGGTCGCGTTGGCTTCCGTGTAAGTGCCGCCGTCCGCGCCGCCCGTGTCGTAGGTCACGCTGGTGCCGGTGTTGAAACGGATCGCGTAACGGTTCATGCGCTTGATAAGCACGCCGTTCCACATGATCGTTTCGTAGGCATCGAACAACGGATGCTTAACGCCCGACGACTTACGCTCGAAAGCGTACTGCACAGCCTGCCGCCACGTGGTTTGGCTGGTCCGCGCTTGCAGGTACAGCCACTGACGCTCGGTGACGAACATCACCCACAGCGGATCATTCCAGGCGCGGTCATCGCTCTTGATCTTGACCGACTGCATGACCACCGGGGACTCGCGCAGTTGAGCCACAACGCGGTCAATATCTTGCAGGGTAAGCGCATCGTTGGTCCCAATGTCACTAGGCAGCGTGGCGTCGTTGGCGTAGAACTGGCGATTCTTGGTCGGGGCTTTGACGCTGTTGACCATGATGCTGGCAAAGTCCGGGTCGCTGGCCAGGGGCACAACCCAATCCGAAGTGCTTTGCGTGCCACGGGCACCGGCCAATTGCACCAGCGCGGTTTGATCCTCAAGGCGCTGCATCCAGGACTGAAGGCCGGCCATGCTGATGTTGCGCAAGTTGTGCACCGTGCGCTTCTGGGTCATCCGGCCGCCCGAGTCAGCACCGCCTCGCACTTGGTCAATCCGCACGTCCATGCTGGAGTACGTGAGCTGCATCATGCGACCCTCGATGCGGGTGTCACCCATCACCGGCTTGCCTTGCAGGATGTTGAACAGGTCGATGCTGACCGTATCGCCCGCGCCTTTGGCCAAATCACCGGCCTTGACGATGGGGTAATCGGGGCTGGTCTGGCCCTTGGTCTTGGCGGCAAACGAGCCTTCCTTGGGCATTTCGCCCGAGAGAAGATTCATGAAGCCGGGGGCGTGCTGCACGCGGGTGAACAACCCCACGGAATAGATTTTCCGCGCTAGGGCGGAGCCAATTGGCACATTGGTAGCCATTTTTTAATCCTCGTAATGGTTAAAGTGTTCGGAAATACGCATCCATTTGGTCAGGCGTCATCGCGGCAAACTTCTCGGCCAATTGCAAAGCGGTCATGCTCTCTGCGGCCTCTCGTTCGTCCTGCGCTGCATGCTGGCCAACCGGGAACTCGGAAAGCGAAGTCGGCACATTGGTCCGCCCTGCTTTCACCGCGGCATCGGCTTTTGCCTTGGCTGCGGTTTTCAATTCCTCGGCACTTGGTGAAGTGGACTTACCACCCGGAAGATCAATCGGACCTAGTGCGGCTTCCACCATCTCGGCAACTTTGGAAAATCGCTCTTGCAAAGGTTTGCCAGCCCACGCGCTTTGCGTCTTGAGCGTGGCGTCAAACTGCTTCGCCAACTCAAACGCTTCGGCGTTTGTTGCCTGGATATGCGCCAGCTTTGGCACTGCATCAATCGCATCCTGCACTGTTTCCGTTGCAGATCGCGCTTGCTCAGCCTCGGCACTGCGCACGCTTTCCTCTACTGGTTGCAATTTGGCTTCAAGCTGCGCGGCTTTCGCC